TAGCACAACAAGTTTATTAGAAAAGTTCTCTTTCAATCCCGTGATAACAGAACTAGTTAAATCCTGGTCAAGACTTGCTGTAGATTCGTCGAGTAGAATAAGAGGCGAGTTATGAATCTCTGCAAGTGCGAGAGTGAATGCCAGAATAACACGACTCGTCTCTCCACCGCTTAACATAGTCAAATCGTGTTCAATCCCTTTATAGTCTATTTCAAGATTAATACAGGGCTTATCGCCTGTTTTACCCTCTTTGAAAGCCGATAATTTAACAGAAATTGGATTATCTGGGAAGAAGTGGTCGAGATAGAGTTGGGAATGAGAGTTTATATTCTCTATCATATTCGCGATTGCGATACTCTCAGTTTCTAAAATCTTATCGCGAAATAAGCACGCCGCGCCGTATCGCTTTCTGGCCTTGATTTCCTGCTTCTGCGTCTCTTCTACCTTCTTCTCCAATCCTTTGTAGTTTTCAAGAGTCTTTTCGTAGTCTTGATATTTCTCAATCCGCTTTAGTGTATCATTGTGGATTTCCCGATTCTTTTCGAGTTCGGCGATATTAAGAGTCTTCTCGGTTATTACAACCTCAATATTCTGTGTCGGAGAACTCCACTTCGAGTTATAATCCGTTTCTAAAGTTAAGAGTTCTTTCCTAGAATCACCTATTTCCTTTTCTAGATCCTTGATCTTATCATTCTTGCGATTGATCTCATTCTTATTCTCAGTTTCTTTACTGATAAGAGATCTAAGAGACTCTTCATTAACAGATTCCTCTTCTACACCCGAATATTTCTCCAACTTCTGTATCTCCTCGAGATCTTCGCGACTCTTCTTCTCGAGTGCGATGATAGTTTTCGAGAATTTTCCGTTCTTGACTCCTTCTTCAAGTTCTCGAATGCGAATCTCTAACTTCTCATTATCTGACTTGTATTGACGAGTATCATCAAGTTCGGTCTCTAGAGTTTCTAGAGATTCTTCAATAACATCGAGCGTTGCGAGTTCTTTTTCTATTTCAACTCTCCGCTTTGTAGTTGTTCGGTATTTAGCGAGACGAGAACGAAGTTTATCATCTGTCTTCTTGAAATTATCTATATCGGTCTTGAGATTCTCAATTGTTGATCCATCATCGAGTGTTTCGATATCGACTTTTACAAGAGAGTTGTTAGAGAATTTTACCTTGTTGCTACAATGCGGACAAGATAATATTTCTTTCTGGAGTCTTAATATCTCGAGACGAGACTTTGCGAGTTCTAGTTGTCTTGATACATTATCGAGTTCTCGTGATGGATCTTCGATAATCTCGAGTGTAGATAACTCCTTCTCGAGTTTGTCGCGAGTCCTTCGTTGATTGAGGAGATTACGACACAACTCGATTTGTTCATCTATCTCATCCTTTGAGATAGTTTCCCAGAGTGTCTTTCCCAGTTCTTCTAGTTGGCGATTTGTCTCGCTGATCTCCGACTTTTTAAGTTCCTCGAGTTTTGCGACGTTTTCCGTATATCTCGACTTGATAGTCTCAAGTTTCCGATTCGCCAAAAAGCGTTCAAGTCGTGATTTGTATTTCGAGAGTTCCGCATCGCCAATATAGTCGATATTGACCTTTCCTAGAGTATCGATCTTGTCTTGAACTCGTTCTATCACCCGTTGTCTATCCTCTCTACGACTCTTGTAGAGACTAGTCTCATTCTTCTCCAATTCTAGAGCCTTGATCTCCTTTTCAATCTTCTTGATAAGAACACTAGAGTTCTTATACTTGATCTCCTCATTTCGTATAGCCTTTTCGCGTTGGTCGCGCTTACACTTGATAGGAAATAAGACTTCTTCTGGCTTTGTTGTTTCTCCTAGAATCTTAACAGCAAACTCTAGATTTCCCGAGATCTTGATGTGCTCGTCGGAAAGATTTCTTACAAGTGCCTTTACCTTACCTTTTATCTCTCCGATATCTACGTCTCCAAATGCAAACTTCTCGAGGAAGAGGAGTCGATTTGCTGGAGTCATTGCAACAAAAGACTCTTTGAGATCCTGTGGAATATAACTAACAGAACTAAAGAGTTTTCCAAAGCGTTCTTGAATAATAGATTCTCCTGCATCATCTTCATAGACATCATTAACAACTAATCTAACAGGACCCTTTGATCTAATGATCTTCAAGTCATCGATAACGAGTTCTACTGAACACGATTTCTTACCGTGTGTTTGTAGTTTATTTCCAACCCCAAATAGGGCAAAGTGAATAGCGATCATAACTGTAGACTTGCCGGCACCAGACGGTCCAGAAAGCAATGTTAGGCCATTCTCTCCAAAATCAAATACTTTATCTTCATAGCAACGAAAATTCTTGAGATGCAGTCGCATTTTAATAAGTTATTTCGAGTTCTATATCATTTTTATTTATTTATTTTCATATAAAAAATAAATGGATACTCATAAGATTTTAATGATAAGTGTCATTGTCTTGGCGTTAGTTCACGCACTCCTTTCGGGAATTGTATTGATGTACCAGAGCACAATTTCCCCCCAGAATGTTAAAATGTTTCTCATTGTTTCTATTCTTGTCTGTCTAATTATTATCGGTATGGCTGCTTACTGTATCCAGAAGAATGTGGCTTAAATGTTTCTGTGTAGGCATTTTTAATTAATTAAAAATGCTAGTCTAGAGTATAAATACAAAATCTTACTCTTTTAGGATCTAAACTCATACTCCACACCCCTGCTCTCAAGAAATTCAGAAAGTTTGATGTCGTTAAAATTAATGTCTCCGGATAGATCACAGATACGTCTAGACTTTTGGCTTTCTTGTCAAAGTCGGGTCTTGGGTGTGCGGGAGCAATCAATCTTGATTATCATTTAACAGAGATTATCCTTTAACAATTTGATATGATCCAGCATCTGTTGTGTTGAGAAAGACAAAGAAATAGATCTACGCGCGGGCGAACGTCTATGAACAGGAGATTTCCCACGGAAACTCATAGTAGACATGTGCATTTTAGGCGATTTCTTAACAGGAGATTTCCCACGGAAACTCATAGTAGAGGCAGAACACATGTGCATTTTAGGTGATTTCCTAACAGGAGATTTCCCACGGAAACTCATAGTAGACATGTGCATTTTAGGCGATTTCTTAACAGGGGATTTCCTGTGAAGAGGCGATTTTCTTGCGGGCATTTATTATCATATTTAAAAAATTATATGCATATAATTTTTTAAATATTGAAAGTAATTACGTGAAAACTCATATTTGATAAGTCATAAAATGGCATATCAGGATTCTCTGCCTACATTCTTGAGTTTAATTAAAACACCAATTAAAAAGAGATCTAGATAAATAAATGTCTAATGTTCCTAGAAAGAGATATAAGTTTTCAGAATCGGAAAAAGTCGACATTAAAAATCTCAAAGAACTCATTGCTTTTGCCAAGACTTATAAATTCCACAGAAACATCGATACAGTATCACTGTGGAATATACTTGGAGATCTAGAAAAACTAGATGCAATGATTGGGATGGAAAAACTCAAGGAATCTATCTTCCAACAACTCATCTACTATATTCAAGGAATGCATAAGAGAGATACTCTTGGAGAATATCTCCATATGCGTATTGTAGGTCCTCCGGGAACTGGAAAGACTACAATTGCTAATATAATTGCCAATATATATGTTCAACTTGGTATTCTCAAGGGAAGGGATGATAACGAAGAAGCCGCAGTAAAACTAGTTCATCGAGATGATTTTATTGCGGGTTATGTAGGACAGACGGGAATAAAAACAAAGAAACTGCTTAATTCCTGTCTTGGAGGTGTAATGTTATATGATGAAGGATACTCAATGGGATCAAATAGAGATGATGATTCTTTCGCAAAAGAGGCAGTTGACGCTCTTACATCCTTTCTTTCAGAACACAAGACAGATTTTTGCTTCATTATTGTTGGATACGAAGAGGATATCGAAAAATACTTCTTCTCTATGAACAAAGGTCTTCATCGTCGTATTCCTTGGTATCATAAGATCGAAGCCTATTCCCCAGAAGATATCGCAATGATTGCATTGAAGATGATAAATGATATTCATTGGGAATACGACTCTCTTGCATATGGAACTCTTATTGATATTATCAAAAATAATTCCGACTTGTTCAAACACGCTGGAGGAGATATTGAAAATTTTATTAACAAGGCCAAGATAGTACACGCAAATCGTGTATTTACTCTTTCAAAAGATGCCAAGTTTAGGTTTACAGAAGAGGATTTTAGATCTACTATAACCAAGATCCGTGAAGAACTTCCTAAGAAGGAGGAAGGGAGTTATATGCATATGTATTCTTAATATGTAGTTTGATACCATTTCGTTAATCTTGTCTCCTTTTATGTATTATATTAAAAATCCGATAAGTATAATTATTTTGGGTTCATTTTATTTTCTTTATTATCGCAATCAATGCGATAATAAAGAGTATCATAATTAATATCATATACGGATTTCTTACAAAATAAAAGTATAATTTTATAATAAGAGCTGTACTCTCTGGTACCCAAGATCCTTCATAAATATGAACCGCTATCGCGTTTTCTGGAATAACATACTCTTTTGTCCCTATCTCGTGTCCTTCAAAATAAGTAAAGTCAAGAATTTTTATATCATGCTTATTGGTCTTATTATATTCTATAATAGCATTTTCTAGGCATACTGGCCCCGTGGTTTTAAATATATATAATGCTTTATTGAAATCTTTGACTCTGCTATCTTTATCTTTATAGGCCTGTTTAAGAACAAGCATCATAAGATCGTTTCTAGGAGTTATAATTATAACTCCATTATTGATGACTGATTTAGAAATATCGTGACCTACCATACCATAAAAAAGACGAAAAGGCAGAGGAGAATTACAATGGGATAGGATAATATTATCGTCTGTATTAAGTATATTATTTAATGATTTTATGCATTTCATATCCATGTCTACATATATTCCTCCGTATTTATAGAGTATAAAGTATTTCGCAATGTCTATTTTCTGAACCATAATATTATACGAATAATATAATTCAGTTAGCCAAGGCAGATTGTAATCCTTGAGTAGTTTTTCAATTGTAACCTGATCCCATAGCATCATTTTATAGTCTGGATGTATTTTTATCCAAGTTTCTCTGTACTCTCTAAGATGTTTTGGTATTTGTGATTCACCTTGAAACCATATTTGATGAATAATTCTTGGAATATTCATTTATTTACTTGAATATTTTTTATTCTCTATAAGTTATTATAAACAATAAGTTTATAATAACTTGGTAAACAAGACTTGACGTTTAGAATTAATAATACACGTCTTTCCTAATGATTTTGTCGAGACGTATATTATTAATCCTTACGGTATCTCGAAGATAATCCAGAACCTGTAAGTCGCAACGAAAATCCCGTCATTCCAGAATGTCTTTACTAAAATTTTTTTAGTAAAATTCAATTAAAAAACCACGGTGCCAAAGTAGCAAAAAGACTCTTCTTTTTTTCATTGATACAATATGCCCGTATTCTGTAATAATTATATTCTTTACCGTTATAACTATCTGCGATCTTCTCTGGATCTTTTACATTCGCTGCGAAACACGTCTTTGCTAGTTGCAGAACGCTGGATGCAATAATCAACGACGAAAACTTATTCGTATCTGATACATCGCTTTCTTCTACATGCAGATTAGAGAATACTATATTAAAGTCTGTTTTTGCCAATGCGTTCTCAATGGTTTCCTGAAGCCATTTCTCAGTTGATCGAATAAATCGATTGGATGGACTGGGATGTGTTTCCATCCTATCCAACTTGACATAGTCGACTTCTGCCAGACCCATATTGGCAAGTGTCTGGACTGCTTCCAACTTATCACTAAGGCGTGGGTATCTCTTTCTAAGAACTGGATATGACATTTTATATATCGATTATAGTTTTAAAACACATTATTAATCTAATTCTGTGAAGATAGAGAGTATCTTTATACCGATCAGATAAAGATATTTATTAAACTAGTCTTTGATTACTTTTTAATAAATTAACTTAAATATTTTTTATATTAAATTTTTTATCAATTATATAATAAATGAAAACATCATTGATTGTAGCAATAATCATTTCAGTATTTGTTTTGATTGCAGGAGTCCTATTTGGTTTAATGAAACTCAAGAGTCTGCCAACAGCTCCTCCGCCATTGCGATTTAAGTTTAATACTGTTCCTCCTCCTGTATTGAGCACTGCAACCACATCTCCTCCTTAAATTATTAAATTATTAATAATTTATCGATTTTTAACCGATAAAACTAATATAAAAAGCGATATCGCAAATATAAATGTTCCACATCCAAAATGCTTTGTAAAACTTATATATTCTTTATGCTTAATAAGAGGCTTGAGAATTGCAAGACAGTCATTATGTTCTGTAAAGCTTGTATTTTGTTCTTGACATCCAAAATGAGAAAGCATACCGATACCAAAAACAATAAGTGTTATAATGAATATATCACGTAGTGATTGATCTTCCAATTTCCACCATATAAACCAACATACAACAATATTAATAAATACGTCTCGGAAATGGTCAAAATAATCCCCAAATTTCGTTATCATATCGTATTTTCGTGCGTAATATCCATCAAGAACATCAAAGAAATAGCATATCCAATAAAGAATAAATGCGGCGAGATAATAACCCTTTGCAAGACACGCAATACAAGCCACACCTATTACCATTCCGATAGCTGTAATCATATTCGCAGTTATATGCGGAGATATTTTATGTATTGAATTTGAAAGAGGTTCTGCGATATTTACTAACACAGCATCGATGGGATTTTCCATACATTCTGGAACTTTTCTTCCGTGCTCTGGCATTTATTATTATCTAATTATAAAATTATACTTCATAAATGAATATAATCTCATATTCTGCAAAGACTATTGAAGACTCTGCTCATTATGATATAACTATAGTTCATCTCTTAATAGGTTGTAAGACACCAGTAGAAAGACGAGGAGGTATTATACACGAATTCCCAAAACTGGTAAGAATATTACTGACGGATCCAGAAATATTATTTGATCCATCAATGATATCATTTGCATACTCAAAAAAGGAACTTAGAATACGACAGGTATTATTTTTAATTGATCCGGAATACAAAAAATCGAAACCAACTATAGCCAATTCTGCTATTATGGAAATGTCAAATAGTGGACAGAATACAATTCTATCAAAAAATTCTTATATGATAACATCTTCTATAGAGACATTTATCTATTCCGAGAATACAAGTGAACCTCAAATGTCTCTCTTGATCAATATATTTTCTCACGCTCGCAATACCATTATCAATATACAAGATACAACAGGTAGTGATATGTGTAAGAAGTGGAGGCGAAAACCGTATATCCACATCCTTCCAAGTGATTGTAGTCTTAATACATCCGAAATATACGCTTGTCCGCCGATAAAATATCTAAATTCGCCAAAATGGGTCAATTTAGAGGAGGACTCGTTAAAAATTCTTCTGGATCCTTACAGTGGGGACGAATATGTTATAGACTATCTCAAGGCTATAACAAAGTTTATGTTGGTAAAGTATGAATTAGTTGCTCTTTCCAGACTCTGGAGTCTAACAGAAATGAGGGAACCGATAAATCATATTCTAAATGGCCAAACATATCTAGACCAAATAACTAATATAAATTTCCACGCAAATGATAAGTTGTGTATAAGACCTTATATAGAATATAGATGCGAAGGAAATATCGCTATAGACTGGATTAAATGGTTCCTAGATTTTTGGGCGGATAAGTATATGTATACCAAAGAGGATGACCAAAAAATCTCATTCGTTGATATGATAAAGGAACAATGTGATATAAGAATAAAACTTCTTGGGGACAATACAAATGTCAATACATATAGAGACCTTGTTAATATTATAACACGAAATGTAATACAAGTTTAATTGATTAATAAAAATTAATCAACTACAGAATCGGGATTAAATCTGGCCTGATGAAAATCCCAGAAATCATCACACCCGAGACGAAAACCGGATGACTTGCTAGGATCTGCCTTGTACCAAAATACACGATCTTGCCAATTACCGGTATCTATCATATTATTGATAAACAGGGCAGTTCGATCTCCTGTCACTTGATCCATAATCTCACAGAATGTACCGAAATCTGGAATACACCCAGCATAGTTCTCCCAAAGAGACTTGCGAGTCTTGAGATTGCTCTCGCGAAGAATAAATGTACCATCGATTGCGGATCGGATAACTGGAAGAACGTCCATACAATACTGAAGTGAGAGAATAAACATCATCTTCCAATGACGACCGTTCTTAAATATTCCTTGGAAGAGAGGTTTACGGAAAATCTTGGGATCGTCTGTGCAATCATCAATTAACAATACTCCCCAAGGATTCTTGAGATGCTTCTTGGCAAGTCTCTGGCGTTTAATAAAATCCTCTACCTTTCCTTCATCGAGTTTCGGGAATACAAAAGTATCTGGGAAGATCTTTCCATAGAACTTATTATCGTCCTCTGTTCCACTCATAACAACTCCCATAGGATAGACATGTTTCTTGCTATTAAGAACTGACTCGATCAGAGTTGATTTGCCGGTTCCAGGCATACCAATAACAACCAACTTAACACCTCCTTGTTCTGGATTATACATTCTTTCAAATGATGGTGGGATAGTATTAAGATCCAATTCTCTTATTCTTAATGTTGTTTCTTCTTCTGACATTTTAAAACAAACGATTTTGTTTTAAATAGTTATACCTAACACATTTGTCCATTCCAACCAGCGCATTCTGCTGCAGTACCCGGAGAACATTTCCCACATTTACCAGGAGTCTTATCTATAGTATCTGTAGGATTTGTGAAGCATGTTCCTTTTTCGCACGGACAAGGTGCTCCGGGTGCTTGAAAACTCTGACCCTGATAACAATGAGCAGATCCTCCAGTAGGAGTAGGAGCGGGTGGTGCCATACAAGTTCCATCATCTAATACACAACAATTCTTTTCTATACTATAAACACTTCCTGATGCACAATCTGCTCCAGAACATGAACTTAAATTTGTTGGATCGCAGCATTTATTTGGATCTGCATTAGTGCAACAGTTTTTCTTTTCTTTATCAAAATGAGATCCATAAGGACAACAACAAGATACTTCTAATGGCTTATCGGCAAGACATCCGGCTGCAACTGAAGTATATACTTGAGATAAAACCCCTTTGCATCCGCCTTGGTCATCTTCATAACCGCCAGCAAAACAAATATATGGCTGTGGATCTTCTGGATGAAAATTACCGAATATATTTCCTGCAACTTTTCTATATCTAACAACGATATTAGAATTTGCATTAAGTTCGCGAATATTAGATGTTGCTTTCGCGGGCAAGTCAGAAATCCAGGTAGGAACATCTTGTGCAATATCGAAATGCATATTCTGACCCATACACCAATTTGCATGACCGCCAAGAACAGATATATTTCTACCATAACCTGTTTTTGATGATATGGGAACATCTGCAAATCCAGCTGCAATCATTTTTTCTTCGATGGTGCTATCATACTTCCACGTATTTACTCCATTTACAGTATTCATCAATATTTTTATCCCCTCACAATTTGTGTTATTAACTACAGCAGTTTTAAAATCTGCAATCACATTCTGGATATCAGAGCAACTATTGAAACAATCAGGCACGCCTTTGTCTGTACTACAATCGCCACCACAACCTTCATAAGGAACAATGAGATACGGACCAAAATTTTTCTTTGAACCATCGGGCATTGTAATTGTAGCAGCCAAAGAAGGATCGTTTATATTAGTACATCCAGATGAACACAGATCTACAAAAGGTTCGCCATTTGTTATCTCATTTGGATACTTTGAAACCGGTTCGATAAGATAGCATACTTCTTCAATTTTTCCATCTGATCCAGGAAGGCCTTGACAAGATCTTATGATAGCCTCGAGAAAATCTTTTCTATTTGCATAGCCACTGTATCCAGCGATTACAGACCACGGAACAGCAGCGCCCATAGTATTCTTACGTCCCATTATATTTTTTAAACACAGCGATGGATAATTTCCCGGCCAAACAGCATCTCCAGACCCGAATTGAGTTGTAGTTGCCCAACCTTCCCAGTCTCCTTGTGGAATTGGCATAGTTGGAGTAGGAGCAGGTCTGTAAGTAGTCGTAGGATTAGAAGTAGTTGTAGGAGCAGGTCTGTAAGTAGTCGTAGGATTAGAAGTAGTTGTAGGAGCAGGTCTGTAAGTAGTCGTAGGATTAGAAGTAGTTGTAGGAGCAGGTCTGTAAGTAGTTGTAGGATTAGAAGTAGTTGTAGGAGCAGGTCTGTAAGTAGTCGTAGGATTAGAAGTAGTTGTAGGAGCAGGTCTGTAAGTAGTCGTAGGATTAGAAGTAGTTGTAGGAGCAGGTCTGTAAGTAGTCGTAGGAGACAATGGAAGGGTAGTCTTTGGAGTTGTAGGAATATTTTGAGATTTTTTAATATACATAATTATTCCGGCAATAATAACCAATACTACTATAGAAATAATCGAAATAGTTATAAGATTTTCTTTATCCATTTCTTATAGCAAATATTTTAAATAAATTAAAATATTAAGCACAATCTCTGGAAGTATCCTCAATTTGACAATAATTTAGATTACCGCAAGGATATCACGTTTGACCTGTAGCACAACGTACACAGTCTGAATCATTAACTCCACGATTTTTAATTCCACAACTTGTCGCAACACAATTTCCTTTGATTATGTAGGTCTGACAGTCGTAGTGGTTGGATAATTTTTCCGGGATTTAATAATATATACTACAATGATACTAACTTAATCTGTATTCATTTATTAAACAAAATAAAATAATTATATAAATGAACGCGGTTGCTATATTCAATGATAAGATAAAAGGGAGTGTTAAATTTCATCAATGTCAAAAACATAGTCAAACAATAGTAGAATTTAATCTATCGGGTTTCCGCCCGCATAAAACTCACGGAATACATATCCATCGTTATGGAATTCTATCAGTTGAAAACTCGTGTGATAGCACTTGTGAACATTACAACCCTCACAATAGTCTGCACGGAAGTCAGGAATTATATGGAAATGATAGACACGTTGGTGATCTTATTAATAATCTCAATTCGGACAAGAATGGAAATTTTCAGTATTCATACGTAGATGATCTCGTCAATGTAGCTGACATAATCGGAAGGAGTGTTGTTATACACGGTGGTGTTGATGATCTCGGTAAATGGAGAAGCGATTATTCCGATCCTAAAAAGCAGAAAGCGAGTTCAACAACAGGAGATGCCGGTTCCAGAATCGCTTGTAGTGTTATAGGACTTGCTCCTGATAATTAAGGAAGAGGACAATCTTTTGCGATAATAGTCTTTACTATTTTCACGGCTTTGCCCTCTCCAATTTCGGTAACTTGCATACCACATACTCGATATATATCAATATCGACATACTTAAACCAACCATTCACATACAATGGCGGTAAACCTGTATTATCATGCGAATCGCAACTATCGAATAACCACCACTTACTGGGTGTATCGTCTCCGTAATATTCTAGACATTTTACTATACTCTCGGCTTCTGTAGGATTTGGATCGGGCATTTTTGTATACACAAAGAATCCCGGTTCCGTCTCCTGACAAGATTTTATTAATGTATCAATGCTGGTCCTTAAGTTCTCGTGCTTAGTTATTACATCAAGAGGAATAACTAGACTTCGAGGACAAAATCCTCCAGATTCAATTATGATATACATACATTCCGTCATTTTTAATCCTTATCAATCATTTAAGTCTAAAAAAGGGCTACGTGATTCCATCCAAGTTCTTCGAAAAGGGACTTGGCAATGTCATCGTGGAATGTCTTTCGATCATTTGTTTTTAATATATTAAAATCCTCCTTCTTACAGGGATATTTATTCTTGTTGAGTAATTGGAATAAGACGTATTGTATGTTCATAAAACTCTTTCTGGCAATCTTGTTCTCGTATTTATATTTTTTAACATATGCGTTAACCAATACATCAAAATCTGACATAAGTTGATCTTCAAGATGTGATAAATCTGGCCATTTCTTACCCGTAATAATAGAATAAATATACTTTGCATTATCATATTGCTTGTCGTATCCAAGTTCTTTTAAGAATAACATGACATGTTCTAGTTCTACATTTTTATATCTAGTATCCTTTGCCGTGTTTTTATCTCCTATTAACATATGATGTTTTTCAAACTCGTGTTCCAATGCTTCATCTAATCCTGGTTCTAATTTACAAATCTGCTTTCCCTGAAACTGGTTTATGCAATCACGAAAATGGGACCTACGTTCATACGTATATTTTTGTAGTATTGTGGTTCTTGAAATATCTTTATATGAAATCTTTGTTCCGTTCAGGTCCTTTTCATATCCGCAATCTTGACATATAAGGAATATTGTATCAGACGTAATTATTTTTTTAGAACCGCAATCATCGCAAACAACTTTTTTTGACTTTATAGTAAAGTCTATGTCTATATCGATATTTTTTAGATATTTTTTTGAAATCTGTATATATTGAGAGATTAGATTATCTTTATTCTCATTTGGAGTTGCATTTTCAGGAATACTAAAGAAACTAATCTTAACAGGAGTTCTAAGTATCTTTTTATAACTTTCTATAATAGGTACACTTTCCACTATATAGAAATTATAACTCGTCATATTAGTCAAGTCTTCTATCTTTTCCTTATA